GCAGGGAATATCATCTTTGAAATCTCCACTACAAGTCCATACTAAATCCAGTAAACTTGGATTATCTTTCATAAGTAGACTAACTACTTCTGATTTAGTCATCCATTCAAAAGGGAATAAACTAACAGGAGCTTGTATTACATGATGTGGCTGTAGCCCATGTAAATCTAAACTTCTACTTCTTCCTGCCATCATAGCTCTGAGAGGATATCTTAACTGAAGTCTTTGTCTAAAAGAGTCATCAGCATTTGCTCCCCATATATGCCATTTAAAGTTTATCTGTCTATTACCCTGAATCAACATCGCAATCGCTGATTGTCCTTGTAACACCGAATAATTATTTATGTTTGTTTCTTGTGGCAAACTTGATTTATTATCTACTATTAATGGTATATTAAAATAGTCTGCCTGTTTCTGTGCAGCTTTTAATTCTGCATCTGCAAATTTTCCTTTTGCATTTGGATTATAGAGAGCTAAACCTACTGGTTTATATCCTTTCTTTATAGCATACCATAAAGCGGAAAGGCACTCAAACCCTCCACTTAAATTTACTATACTATCTGTTTCTTTTGGGATTTTAACCATACTAATCTTTCTTTATCTCTCTTGTCTAATCCTCTGTTGCACATACTACAGGTCTTACTATATCGCCTGTTTCCTTGCAGTAAATTGTCTTGTAATTCCTTAAATGCTTTGCTTTGCCATACATCTAGGATATTGTCTGTTTTTATGTTGCCAAAAATCTCTGTGTTAGTCCAGTCATTACAACATTTTTGAATTGTTCCGTCCCAGTGTACCCATATTTTTACTGATGGAAAGGTACAGGGTGTATCTATTTCGGAAGTATCAGTTGCGATTCGATTATAAATATCGCTTCGATTACTAACTATGACTTCTGTTTGACCCCAATCCTCTGGTTTCATATTCTGATTCCAATATCGATGTTTTGCTCTTGGAATTATTTTCTTTCTTTTTTCCATTTCTTCTTCACTATCATAACTATTTATAATTAAATAGTCAAACTCTTCAAAATAGTGTAATCTTTTTTCTAGTCTATATCCATTACTTATTATACGAGTTTTATACTTTCTATTTGGGTGATGTAAAAGCTTTACTAATAAACCAAAATCAGGGTGTAAACTATTCTCTCCTCTACCTGTGAAACATATTATACCTCTATAATCATCTAAATCTTGCACAAACTTTCTAAAAAGTTTCCAGTCCATGTATTCTTTTTCATTAGGATACCCTTCACTTCTTGGACAATAATTACAAGTCTTATTACAAAGACCTGTTACATCTATATTAATCAGACCTGGCTGTTTCATTTTCCCACCCTGGAGCTTCTTCGTCCATAACAAATACCCAGTTCTTTCTACCTGCTGGGTCAACATTTGTTCCTATTTCTCTACAACCTAAATCAAAAAAGATTTGTCGCCCTTTTTCATTGGTTATTTCTAGCATACGATGGGGTGTTCCTAGTTTTTTATTTAAGAATTTACCGCCTTGTTTAAAATCATATATAGACATTCCACCTTTGTATTCATCCATACACGCTTGTCTACGAGCCGCTGGGTATCTATACTCTCTACCATCCTCTCCTGTAAAAACTTTATTAAGACACCAAGAGATTGTGCCTATCATATTCTGTGGTTCTAATCCTAGTACTGTATCATAATTCATACACCAATAACTATTTTTATCATAGTGTGCCTCTAAATCTTGATAGCATACTTTATTTCTTACTATGAAACCTTGTACTCTTAATTGAATTATTCTATACAGTTCATTAATTGAGAGTTCATCGTAATGTTTTACTACTGTTAAGACTGACATATTGTTTCTAGTATCTCCCAACATTCTTTCTCTGGTGTTACAAAATCTGCAATCGGACACAGAGGTTGTTTATCTTTATCGTATACTGCTAACCCTTTTCGGTCATGCATAGACATACGAGTTAGTTTTGTTACTGTAGGTTCTTCGACCCAGACTTTATGCATTTCATTTGGTTGCATTTCATATATATCTCCAAGATTATATTCTTCAGTTTCTAACTCCCATATTCTTACTCCATGTTCAATAATTGGAAAATCAGGAGCTTCTCCTTTCTTTAAAAAAGTAATACAATCTATGTTTCTCATAACACCGTCTCCCTCTACAACCACTCCTCGTTTGTTATAAAGTTTGCCTTTCATAATTCTACTTCTAAAAGTATTTCTATGATTATGGTATTCATCTACCACTACTGGAGTAAGGGTTGGATGATAAAAATTCCATCTCTCGCTTGGTGTTCTATTTAACCAAATAAAACCCAGTCCGTTCATCTGGGGAGCTTTACCCCATGACCTAAAGAAATCTATGTTTCTCATACTCTCCGAACAACTCTAGGTATTATTTCTCCACTTCGGATAACTTCTACATCACACCCAATTTCTAAGTCCAGTGCTTCAATGTATCCTATATTATGTAATGTTGCTCTTGAAACTATCGCATCGCCAATGATACAAGGAGATAATATAGCGACAGGAGAAACTGCTCCTGACTTACCTACTTGCCATTCAACATCAAGTAGTTCTGTTACTACTCCTGCCTGTCTAGTTTTAAGTGCAAACGCTCCACGGGGATGGTGTGATGTGTAGCCTAACGATTCAAATTTACTGTTAGAGTCGACTCTTACAACTTTACCATCATTTGGGAACTTCGAGTAATCACTTAATGTAATCGACTCGAAACCTTTCTGTGATAATGCTTTCATATCTTCTACCCAACTGTCAGAAAGACTAGGTTGAATACCATAAGCTACAAAAGTTAAATCACGATTTTTAAACTCTTCTACATCCTTTAAATTTAATGCTCCAGAAGCATAGTTTCTTGCATTTGGTATAGACTTAGGAGCTACAACCTCTCCTGTGATTTGGACTAGTCCTTCGATATTAACATCGTTTGGCACAAGTGAGGACATCTTATTAGTAATATCTAGTCCTTGTTTACCATCTCCTCTAGTAAGTGCTTGATGTAGCTTTCCATCTATATATGTCAAAGAAACTGCAGCACCATCTAGTTTAGTCGTCATAATGTGGGCGAGTTCACCTGTCCAATCTGGCTCTTTGGTTTCGCCTATAAATACTTTTTGTAGTGAATACATTTGGTACGGATGCGTGTACCTTTGCTCATTGGCTGTATACCCGACTTCGTTCTCCAACTCTGTATTTTCAACAAGTCGGTCATAAACTTCATCAGGTATCAGAGGATTGCCCTCTGCATATGCTTGATTACATACTTTGAGATATGCTTCTAGTTCTTTATTCATATGTATATTATACTCGATTTTTGGGATTGTGTCAAGAACTATTTTTGATAGATGTTATCGAGGGTCTCTTTGAAGTGAGTTGACAATACATCTTTGACCTCTGATATAGAAAGAATCTCTACCAAGGAGTCAAATAACCCACGAGTGTTATCAAAATCCATACGAATTGCTATACCATCTTTCGTTGGTTTCCATTCTTCGTCAAAGTCTTGATAGTATTTTCTTATGTGCAGATATTCTTCTCCACGAAAAGTATTAACCATAACAAATATTTTTTCATGTTTATCTTCGTTATAGTGTATTTCTCTTTCGTAAACTGCGGGGGCGTTATATAATTCTATCATTTTTTAGTATTCTCGCTAAAGGCACGATAGAAGTTACATTGCCAGGTTGTAATAATCTGAAAGAATCAGTGTCCCAACAAAATAATAATACTTGCGTTTTGTTTGGTTTTGCTCTATTCTTTTTTGACTGTATATACTTGTTATCAAAATCCATAGTGCAAACATTGTATTTTAGTCTGCGACTGTTCTGACTTCGATAGGTGATTATTGCATCACCTGCATCAGTTACTTTGTTAGTAAAGTCGTCTTTCTTCATCAGTATCCTTGTGGGTAGTTAATATCTATTAGCGTCCCACCAATGGTCTGGTTATTGAAAGCTTCTTTTTAAAGATGCAAAAATATGCGGACAGTCCGTAGACTGCCCACACTCAGGGGTAGTTAATCGTTTAGTTTATTGATTAAAGTTGCAAAATACATAGCAGCTTTCCCTGTAAGTCTGCCTATGATTGCTACATCTGGTTCTTCACCAGCATCGCTAATTGCATTTGTTAGAGTTTCTTGAGCTGCAGCAACATTAACTCTGCCACCGCCTGTCGAACCGCCACTTGATTTAGGAGCAGGTGTTTTTCTAACATAAACACCAGCTTTTGTCAAAATCATGCGAACGCCGTTTGGGCTCTCGCCTAACTCTTCTGCTATGTTTTTGACAATCTCCATACTATTTTCTGGAGTTGGTTCTTCTACAGTATACATCTCTACTGCCTGAGCCTTTGCTTCATCTGTCCAAGCCACTTTTCTTCTCCTTTTGGTTTTGTAAATTTCAGGTAGACCTGGACACCAACCAGTAGCCTCCCGCATTTGTAAATAAAATCTGTCACTCATAAGACTTCTTTTCCAATAATATAAATATATTATATCCGATGTTTAACCTCGAGTCAAGTACTATTTTTTAGAAGCTATAACCATAGGTCATTATATCATCTTTATATAGCACAGCAACATAAGTTTTACTCTTCATTGTATACCACCTTCTCCAATCCTCTATAATTTTAATATCATCTAAAATTGATGTATCTTTTGGATGTAGGTTAAATTCTTTTAACTCTTGTTCCCAATCATTAAAATTAATAATATAGTCGCAATCTTTATAAAGTTCTACTTGTGGTTTTGGAGTACACTCTGTTACCCATTTATCAAATCCTATATAGTTGAAAGAATAAAAGTATTCAGTTACTACTCTTTCATAAGGATTTCTTACTACACCTATTGTATTATTTTTGTCCTTTATTATTAACTTCATCTTGCAACTCCTTTACTCTTTTATATAATTCATAGATTAAAGCAGTCTGTTCGGCTATCTGTTGTTTCAGTGCTTCTAATTGTGTCATGAAAAATGTATTTTTAAGTATTCTAACTTATCTTCAAGTGAAGCTAACTTTTCTAACTCAGCGTCTATAGTTTCTATAATATCGCCATGTTCTGCTAATCCAACATGGGAACCTAATAATACTTCGATGTTTACTTTGTGGGCTTCTATACCACCCTCATAAAATTTTATGAGTGCTTTTACTAATCTTTCTTTATAATTATTCATTTTTCCCTAATAAAGCAGGTATAAAACCCTGCATAAACCTTTCTTTTTTGCTATCATCTAAGATAACGCTAATTAAAAATGGAAAGAAAACTAAACTAAAAAAGAAAAATACAGTACCACATAACCATTGAAAACGCACTACTAGATTATCTGGTTCTAATATTCTAATTATTTTCATTGATGGCAAAAACAATTGCCACCAAGCTAATAAAGTACCTGACAACCATGTTGCTGCAAGTATTTCATATATTGTAGATGTCGACTCCATATTTTTCCAAATGTCTTAGACTACCCAGGTCATATGCTAACTGGCAGCAGTATCTACCTCCGTAGGTAAGTTGTGGAAAAAATGTATTACTAAAGTCTGTACATTCGATTGTATATATTAAATACATCTTTGCACCATACTTCTCTTCGTAGTTAACTGCTTTCTTTGGGTCGCCTTGACAAGCATACCCTGCATTCTCTACTTGATGTTGAATCGTTATTTCTCGCACTATTTTTGCGGGGTAATTCTTTCGAATTGCCCACACTATCTCGCCTACTTCGAAACTTTCTGCCACACACTGCTCGGGGAGCATTGCACTTCTTATTCCTGCGTAATCGCTTTCTGGGAGTTTCATAGGAACTCCTATTCTTTCAATAATGCTCTTAACAAATGCAGGAGAACGATATATTCTCGTTGCTATGTTAGATACATTATCACCTTGTAAATACCCTTGCACAACAAACTTTATGTCTGATTCTGATGCAGGAGTACCTCTTAATTTAGCTTTCATCTTAGCAGTTCTTTCTATATCAGATTTATGTTCTGCTATGATGTTACCTAGTCTTGTAGTATTATAAGTTATATTTAATATACCACAAGCTTCCTTTTTGGTTATCGGTTTTTCAGCTTCTAGTAAGTCTATAACCTTAGCTATATTCGCTTTGGTTAGATTCTCGTGTTTCTTGATTCTCAATTTCTTTTCCTAATAACATTACAGCATAGTGTAATATCTTAAGTAAATCATTGGTATCTTTCCCATTCTTCTTGCCATATCGCTGAGCATACTTTATGATATTTCCTA